CACGTCTGCTCTTAACCTCCTAAAGAAATATCTGATGGAGGGGTCTAGTTGTGACCCACGGGCGACGGCTGTCTCTCGTTTCTGGCTTGCAGAGAAATACTGCAAGTTGACAAATGAGCGACTCCGTCATTATCGTCAGTTCGATTTCAACTCGTCGAGGCCGCTAACCAAACGGCTTCGCGTTCATGAGGTTTTTCATCTCACGAGACGGAAAATACAGAGTTGGATCGGATCCGAACCCCCGGAGGAAGCACTTGACCTTGCAAGGTTTGGGCCCGGTGGTGTGATTGGCCTTAAACGGCCTTTCACTACACCGTACTACAAGCTTAAGACTAACCAGTCCGTCAGCTTGGGGGCTTACTGGCATGCGGTGCCCAGGGTCGCGAGAAGCGACTCCTGGGTTCGGGCTATCTTACAAGATAGCCCGGCTTATCGAGGTACATGGGATATCTCCTGTGTACCTTTCGAGACGAGAATTCGTCTCGTAGATGACCGCATTACTACAACAAGATCGAATGAGGTAACCTTCGTCCCTAAGGACGCTACCACACTTCGTGCTATTGCAATCGAACCAAGCCTTAATGTTTGGTTGCAATTGTCCGTTGGCCGCTTTCTTAAGACTTGTCTTAGGAGGGCCGGGTGCGATCTCACCGATCAATCTCGAAACCAACGGCTCGCTCGTCACGGGTCTGTGACTGATGGGATTTATGACCCCGTCACCATTGACCTTTCAATGGCGAGCGACACTCTCAGTATCGAGCTCGTTCGCGAGCTCCTTCCACCAGGTTGGTTTGATCTGTTGGATGACCTCCGTTCCCGTGAGGGTACGTTGGACGGTACTGACATTCTCTGGGAGAAGTTCTCCTCAATGGGGAACGGTTTCACCTGTGAACTGGAGAGCATGATCTTTTATGCTCTCTCCCAGTCGATCCAGGACCTCTACGGGGTTACCCGTGAGGTCCAGGGGATGGGGTGGTCGAAGTACCAACACGTTTCCGTGTTTGGTGACGACATCATTGTTCCGAAGTGTGTCTCAGAGAAGCTCGTTGAATTCCTGCGTTTTTGCGGTTTCCGCGTAAATACAGGAAAGTCTTTCCTCACGGGGCCCTTTCGGGAGTCCTGTGGAGAAGACTATTTCAACGGTGTGCGCGTCCGCTCGTTCTTTCTAGAACGAGATCTCACGAAAATGAAAGACTTAGTTCACCTCCATAACGGTTTGAGGAAGCTCGAGAGCGATCTTGGGTTATCGCTTACCGGCACACTCGCTTATTTGCGGGCGTTGCTTCCTGAGGTTGTCGAAAGGCACCTTAGGGGCTATGAGGAGACTATTGGTGACGAGTACCTCTGGGTTACCCCAGATGAATGTCATCATTCGTCTTTCGTCAAGTGGGTACCTGACCTCCAAGCTTGGGAGCTCCCTGTAATGCGAATGAGTGCTAACATACACCCCGGATCTCTCCGGTGGAGGTATTGTCAGTTTCTCTATTGCAACACGGGGGACTCCCAGGTCATGGATAACCTTCCCGATTGGCTAGCCTTCCGTGAGGAAGGCGGCCGAGGAGGAGAGGTGATTCGGTCTGGGGACACTCGAGCGGCTCTCAAAGCTGCCATAGGGTACTTCCCTAAGAAGGAC